GTATTAAGTAAAGATTCTCTGATGCCCATTTATATGCTCCTTTCAATCTTTCAAGATCGCTTCTTCTGCTACAGCTTCAAGTGCGCTTATCTTGCCTTGCATCGTAGATATGTTGCTGTTGATCGTTGTTATCTGTCCGTTGATCGTAGACACGTTGCTCTGAAGAGTTGATATATTCCCTTGCATGGGAGTTATGCTGCCCTGCATTGCCGTGATGTCATTTCGTATTCCGCTTATGTCATCAGACACAGTGCCTATTGCCTTGACGATGAGATCCATCTGCCTCTGCTGCTGACTCAACATGGTCTGTATCTCGCCAAAGGCCATGATGATGCTCTCGACAAGGCTCTGCATCTTCTGGTCCTGATTAAGCGATGGATTGTGGTCATAGTCGATAATCATGTGTCACGCTCCCTGTTAGATGTTATTCCCAAATCTAATTGCTCCCAATCTTGTGTAAGCGGAACTTATAAGAACAGATTCTGTTGTGGACAAATTGCGAACATCCACATTAAATTTATTGGCAGAATAATAGAAACCTATAATAGCAATCGTTGGCAATGCGACATTCCCTGTGCCCCTTATCATTATTGATTGTATTGCAGCCCAAGCAGGAAAATCCTCAAAGACTAAGGTCGCAGTGCTTCCTGCATTTACTGTTACATTTGCGTCCAAGGTAAAAGTATAACTCTTGCATTTTAAAGCAGTTGCACCTTCTTCTATGCCATTCAGCTTGGTCTTGTCTGCTGCACTCATTAGACCTGCTGCACTTGTGGTAGCGTTACCAGGATTAACTTGTGCTCCTTCTGCAATACCGTTTAGTTTTGTCTTGTCCGAAGATGACATCAAGCCATTTGCGGATGTTGTTGCAACAGCAGTATTCTTTGTAGCTCCTGCTGCGATGCCGTTCAGTTTCGTTTTATCAGCGGCAGACATAAGACCTGCTGCCGATGTTGTGGCTGCATTGTACTTTGTATCTGTTGCAGCTATAGTCACCTTATCATTTGTAGCGTCTGGAGTAAGCGTGACATTAGATCCTGCTACAAGCTCAAGCGTATCCGTCTTTCCGTCAGCCGATACTGTTGTCGAACCTACCTTTACATTTGAGAATGCATTCTGATTGACTTCAGCTCCTGTTGCAATTCCATTCAGTTTGGTCTTATCTGCCGCACTCATAAGTCCTGCTGCTGATGTGGTTGCATTGCCAGGATTTACCTGTGCTCCTGCCTGCACTCCATCAAGCTTGCTTTTATCCGATGCAGACATGAATCCAGCCGTACTCGTTGTCGCATTCACAGGCTTGTTCTGAATAAAGCCATCTGCGGATGTATTCGTCTGATTCCAGTCAGCCTGTACGTTTACTTCCGCACCAGCCTCTATACCTGCAAGCTTTGTCTTTTCCGCTGCTGTGTAGTTCTGATCGGACAGAGCCTTGCCAGATACCTTGTCTACCTTCTGAGACTTAAGCTCCTCGATGCCATCTTCGATGTTGTTCATATTGTCGGCAGACAGAGGCGTTTCCGACTCTACCCAGTGTAATCTTGTATATGCCATGATCTCTTCTCCTTATAATCTCCCGAATGTACCTCTGCGTACTCTCCTTGTGAGAGACTTGATCTCGCAGGCACCTTCGCCTTCTATCATCACCGAATATCTGTCGCACCTTCTCGGCACGATTGGAATGAAATCTCCTTTAGTTCTTGGCGGATCATATGTCTCCACAAGCTCCCACGGCCCTTCATCGAGAGAGATGTACACCTTTACTGTCCTTTCAAGTACAAGGTCCTGCCCTTCATCCATCTCTATGGCTTCATCATTCTCGTCAGTGATATCGTTATCAGGGCCGTATTTCGTCTTGAGTCTCAGAGCCAGTTTGCTGTATATCTTGTGCTCCTCGATGTACTCATCGAATGGCCCGAATACTGCTCTCCATTTGATATCGTAGTCAGCCTCATGAGCCGTTACCGGATTGACTATGCCCACTCTGCCTTCCGTAGATCCATCACCGCACAGCAGCCATTCTGAGCATGGAAGGTTCACTGAACAGGTCAAGAGGTCATCCTTGTATCTTACGTAGTAAAGTTTGTTATCTATCGTTGCACACGATCTGAATCGTGTGTCATCTTCCTTGTGCCATACACCCTTCTCCGTATCGAATACCATCAGCTCATAGCCGCCAGCCTTCTTATGGATGGATGCGTAATACTTTCTTTTCTCGGTTCCTGCGACTACATCTCTGAAATCGACATTAAGGCCTTCGCTTATGCAGTATGGTGTGCCGCCTGAATAAGCCATGATGCCGATCTTCGACTTGTAATAAACAGTGTCGTTGATGGTGACTACAGACTGCCTTGAGCCTTGCTCGACTCCGAAAGCCTCAGTGTTAGTCACCTGATAGTTGCTCGGAGCAGTACCATATACTCTGCATATGCTGTCCTGCTTAAAGAAGAGCAGATGGTTTGAATAAAGGGCCACGCCTGTCCATATGCCATCTGTTCCCTGCTCTGCGTAGTAAGAGTCCATCGATGTTCCCTGGTAATAGTTCCAGTTGGTAGGATCTCCAAGCTTGCAGGCATAGACAGTATTGTCAGCGTTTGATACGCCCCACAGCCTGTTGTTCCATTCGATGACATGGTCAAGGTCAGGAACAGGCCTTGTGATTTTAGTGTTCTGTGCAAGCTTTACTGATGTGGCACCTTCGCCTGTCATCTCGATGAACGTCTCTCTCGGCAGCACGATGGTATTGTTGTTCACCACATCCTCTATCCAGCACGATACTGTGATAGGCATCGTTGTGGCAGAGCCGCCAGCAGGCGTGTACTTCAGTGTGCCTGAGATATTAATGGCATCGTCATACTTTAGGCCGTGTCCGGAGAACAGTGTTATCCTTGCGTCCTCGTTGCTGATGACAACTTCCGTATCTACGGCAAGAGACAGATCTGCATCAAGTGACTTGTAGGTGTTTGGCTGCACTCCCTGGCTCGTTATATCGACCATTTTCTTCTCAGGGAAAAAGCAGACTCGGTTATTGATAGACACCATGCGAGTGCTCTCGGATAAGCCTGTCACCTGAGACACAAGCGCACCATCGTAGTAAAAGCCTACTCCGCTGCCGTTGACAGCTATCATAGCGATCTTGCCATACTTCGACAGAAGCTGAAGCGGCCTTATGACTCCTGGGGGATTGGCAAGCAGTCCTCTTGGCTTGCGCTGAGTAAGCACAGGATAGTTGTCTGATGTGAGATTCCACATATCGGACATCTCGCCTTCTGCGACTACGCTCCGTCTGTTGAGGCCTTTGAATTCAATGATGCGTTCTTCTGCAGGCTTAAGTATTTCATTGATAAGTTCGCTTCTGCCGTATCCTGGCGTTACTAATCTGGCCATGATATCACCACCTTAAAATACGTTCTTGAAGCGTGATGGTATCTCCACCACTTCAGCTCGGCCAGTACGGACTACGAAGTCAGCGAAGTCACTGAAGTCCTGTGCATGCTGCTCGGCATTGAGCTGATATGACGGATACTCCTCGTTGGCGTAGTCTATCTGAGCCTTCAGATATGAGACATATAACCTATCATATGGCGCAGGAGCCTTCAGTCTTGTGTCATCGATCTCTTCATATGGCACAAAGTCCTCTTCTTCACGAAGCTCCTCAGATACATCCTGTTCTACCTCGTTGATAAACTGCAGGATCTTCTCATCCGGAAAGCTATTCGGCTTCTCTATCTGCACCTTGTTGACTAATGTCTGGATAGTCATTGTAATCTCCTTAATTAGTGAAATGGTGATGGGAGATCGCTCCCCCACCACCGCAATTTCGCTCTACAGGTCCATGACCTGCTTCTCAAACTTCTTCTGATTGGCATAGGCAGCCATCATCTGCTGATTGGAGTTCTGAAGGACCTCGGCCACGTTAGGCTTCACCTTCACCATGACTCCCTTCTTAAACTTGGTGACCTCACCGTTAATGATGACCGTTACCTCTGGGTCCTGCCCTTCGATAAACGGCACCAGAACGCTTACAAGATCTTCCTTTTCTACTGCCTTTGCTTCAGGTTCTACTGCCTTTGCTTCAGGTTCATTTGTTTTCTTTGTTGCCATGTTCTGCTCCTTTCAGAGCCTGGAATTAGTTGGCCTCAGCATTTGCACCATAGGATGCTGCCGACTCGATTCTGACCATGTACTCCTGTGTCAGGATGCAAGCTGTCTTGTTCAGCTTCCAGCCAGCCGTTGCTCTCTGGTTGAGTGGGTCTGCTGTGCCGCCTGATCCAAGCTGCTTAACGATTGTCTCGATTCCACCACCGTTGATGGCTGTTACACCGAACGCATTCGCAGCGAGAACGAGAGTGCCGTAGATAGGCAGTGTGCTCGGCTTGTAGATCTTAGCCTGAGTGTTCTCAACGAATCTCACGCCGTACATCTTGCCGATCTCGCCTGCAAAGATCTTGCTGCTTCCTGCGTAATGGTTAGCATCTACCCACTCGCTGTCGTTCACCAGGTCATAAGCTACATCAGGATGTACGATGGCCACGTAGTCACCCTGGATAGTCTCAGCATTGTTTCTTCTGAGCCATCTTACAGCCTTCTTGATGTCCTCGATGGTCAGGACATCTGCACTTGTGAGGCCTGATCTTGCAGATGCTGTGCCTGCGTACTGTACGTTAGTTCCTGCCTGGATGATATCTCTTGTGATGGTGTCGGATACTCTACCTGCCTGAGAAGCCAGAAGCTTCATGATCTCCTGCATGTTGTTGTCGTATGCAGTAAGGTTGAGCATATCCGTTGTGGTGATGTATCCGCCGTACTGCTTAACAGTTGCAGTGATGGCTGTTACACCGTAGTTCTGTCCATCAGGAGTGATACCTTCGATAAGCTCTCTATCTGCCGGTACTGCAGGCAGAGCATTGAACTTTCTGAACTCAATGGTCTTGCCGTTTCCGCCTGGGATAGGTCTCTTCTGACCAAACTGGTCGTGGATCATCTTCGGCTCTGCGAGTCTGATAAGGTTCTTATCGTAGAAGGTTTTCATCTCAGCGGAAAGGTCCTGCTGCTGAGTATAAGTACCCAGGTCTGTTCCTGGAGTAGCATGATATGCCTGTCCTGTGTAGTTAGGATTCAGCGGCGTGTATCTCTGCTGCGGAGATGTGTTCGCAAACAGATGGAAATCGTAAGTAAAATCTCTCATTTTGATTCTCCCTTCGTCTATGATGTTTGACTCAGACGAGAGAGTTTCATGTCTTAGAAGGAGACTGTGCCGCCTTCTGAGACTATTCTGTTGATCTCGTCAAAGTCCTCGTCTGTTAACTGCGAAGGATCTGATCTGCGCTGTATAGCTGGATTATGCATGGACAGGCCGTTCTCTGGTGGCCTTGCTGCTCTCTGCTGTATAGCTGATACAACATTCTGTGTAGCCATCTGGCTTGCCGCAGCGTTATGACCGTTCATTATCTCGCCCATGTGCGACAGCATGAACGCATCGTTTACACTTGCTCCGTAGTTCAGGTAGCTTACAAACGTAGGATTGCTTTCCATCTCACGCCCCAAATCGAAGTTAGGGAATGTCTGCTGGAGCTGCATGGCCTCGTTTTCCCACCGTGTAAACATCTCGTTGCGTCTGCGCTGCTCTTCGTACTGCTGTGTGATACGTCTACCACGTTCAGCCTCGGCTTCAAGCTGCAGCTGGTGCTTGTACTGTTCGACATCAAGTCCTGCCCTCTCAGCATTTGCCTGGAAGAATGCATCGTCCTGAGCTATAGCGTTCTGTAATCCTTCAAAGTCTCCTGTCTCAAGGCCATAGTTCATGAACAGAGGCGAGAGTCCTTCGCTGATGCTGTCCATCTGCGCCTGAAGATCCGCCTGATTCTTAAACCTGTCCTGAATCACATTGGAGACCATCTGGCCGTAGATATCATGGAATCTACCACCCTTGCCGACTAACTCGGCAAACTCTGCTTCAGGTGTCATCCCCTGTGCAGCTTCGTCAGAGCCGACCTGACTCATTGTCTGACCATTGCCTCTGGGATCTTTGCCGTACACTATCTGCGGCTGCTCATCCATTCCCTGCGCTGGTCCTGACATACTGGCTTCTGCGCCTGATGCTCCCACTGCGCCTTCGCCATCGAAGATGTGGAAGCTATAGGCAAATTCTCTTTTTTTCATAGCGTGTCCTTTCTGCTTAATATTATTTTTGGACGAGAGCGACTCGTCTCATTGCTATGCCCAAAGCATAAAAAAAGTGCAGGGGATAGTCTCCCCCACACTTAATCCTGCCACCGTCTATCCCCATGTCCGACCACCTTTGTGACCTAACTTTCTCCTGAGTCAGAGTCTGAAGATGACGGCCAATTCTCCGCAAGTGCAACGAGAACCTTTGTGATGCTGTTCACGTTAGCTGCAGGAGCCTCACCTACAATAGCTTCGTACAGTTTTCTGAGTGCTTTTGTAATTGTCATGACTGCGTTCTCCTTTCTCAATAGATTTTTATGTGGTCAGGGAGCTGATGTGCCGCCTGCCTCATCGCTTCTTCAACGGCAGCGAATACTTCAAATGTGTCATTACTGTACGGCATATCTATCCTTACATGCCCAGGATTGTATATAGTTGGCTCCTTGCCCTTCCTGAAGCACTCTGCTACAAGCACGTTGCATAGTGTTGACATGATCGTACATGCATCATGGTCTTCAGCGTGATTCTGACAGTCAAAGAATATTCCGCTGATATCGTCAATACTCATCATTACCTTTGTCATATTCGCTCCTTACATCGGAGATGCGGCATTCGCTGATCTCTCTCTTATCCTGTCCGCATATGAATTGCCTGTCGCTGTAGCACGTTCTTCAGGCGTTCCCTGCGCTGGCTGTCCTTGTGGCACTCCCATCTGCTGCGCCATCATTGCTGCCTGCTCAGGATCTATCAGTCCTGCCTGCGCTGCCATCTGAGCTACCATAGGGTCTACGGCAGCGACCTGCTGTATGATTCCCATTGCCGACTGGAACTGCTGCAGGAAAGTGCTGTTCTGCTCTATCTGCTGTTTGATCTTGTCCTTGCCCTCGAAGTCCATTGCATCGATGCAGACAAGAGCAGACACCGCATTCTCTGGTGCAAAGAGGCCCATGCCGTACATCTCTTTGATGGTCTCATTCTGTGCGGCTCTGCTGAACGGACTCTGCTTCTCTGCCGATACCTGTATATCGAACATAGGGCGAGTATGACGGATAGATCCATCTGGCTGTTCTACATCCGCCTGCAGATTCACATTGGAGTACAGGACAAACCTTCTCCTGTCCGCTGAGTCTACCCTGAATGGCCTTGGCTCCGTGTAGAACTGACGGATAAGCTCAATGACGAGATAGTATTCTTCTCTCGCTCCTCGATACAGCTCCTTGTTGATGTCTCTTGAGAGCTTGGACCCTGCTTCCTGGAGTGCTGCAATAGCAGAGGCCGCTGTGACACCTGACTGCGTAGATCCCTGCGAGAAGTCTCTGTTACCGGATGTCTCCTTCAACTCATCGATTTTGTTCATCTTGTGCTGCATGATACCACTCGGTACATCAGGCACATCCATCGGTCTTACTGCCTCTCCAAGTTCGCCGCTTGCTACCTCTACGATCTGCTCATTCCAATCGGCAAACTTGTCCATGTCGATGTTGGCATTCTTCCTTGCCCACCATCTTGGTCTTGCTCTCATGTCTGCGATCTTGATGATGTCATCATCCATCGCATCGATATACATCTGAGGAGACTTCATGATATCCAGATATCCGAATCCCCACGGCGAGTCTTTTATCGGGAAGGCCCTTCTGATAACAAATGGATACTTGCCATGCTGATAGAATCCCTTCTCATAGCCAGGCTCATTCTCTGAGCAGAATGCCAGCTTATCTCCCACGATGATGGCGAGATGCACGTATGTCTTTGGAATAGTGTGGATGAGCGTCACCCCATCCTCTCCGTATACAGGAAGACCGACTGTTTTCTTGTAGTACATGTTGATGACTTCGACATAATTTGATGTATCGATGTTGTCATCGTGCAGATACTTCGTGATCATGCCAGTATCCTGTGGACCTATCTCATCGGCTAACTGCGGATATGTGGCCTTGACCACATCCACATCCTGCAGACTTACATGGAATACCTTTGCTGACTCTTCCAGATCATTTATGCCTGGCTGCCAGAATAGGTTATGCACATCGATGTTACTGATAGTGACATCACCCAGGCCATCATTCTTGTTGCTATCCCAGAACACACCTGTGATGGCAGCTCCATCAATGCAGAAATCCCATCCCATCTGCCGATACACCTGCTCATAATCGTTCTGTTCAAGAGCAATAGGCACGATGTCTGTCAGCATCTGAGCTTCCCCTTCATCGTCTACCTCTCTCGGCAGGACATTAGGCTTCGGGAATGAATCCATGATGTCAGCGTGTTTGTTGAGGATGCTGTTCACGGCCCATGCGGATGCTGATCGCCTTTCTTTCTCTACAGCGTCAGGCGCAATGTCCATGTGTCTCAGTCTCCACCATTCCTGATTGTCTGTGGCCTTGGCATCGACACTTGACTTTCCGCCTACATACTTCTGCAAATCTTCAAGGGCCTTCTCCACATCATCCTGCGTAAATGGCATATTGGTTTCGATTATCTCCATACGCACTCCTTTCTCTATAAAATGTCCAGAGGATCTTCAGGCGGCGGACTCCATTCTTCTGGCTCCACGTTGATCCTCGGTTCTATCGGTCTCGACATGCATACATATCTCCACTCATCGTAGTTATGGTCTTCCTGGTCTGTATCCACATCCTCGACATTGGTCTCACTGTAGACAAGAGACGGAATGCACCTGATGAAATGCCTGCACGTATTGAACACGTAGAACATCGGATGTCCTTCCTCATTCATGGCTAAACGATAGTGACACTGCATCTTCCCATCTATGCGCTGCTTACTGCCTCGCTCAAAAAAGACTCCTGCCGATTCAAATGCTTCTACGATAGGCGTACCTGAATCCGTAGCAAATATGGCTGAGTCAGCTACGCCGTACACGTACTTGCCTCTGATGTTCGGATCATCGGCTTCTATCTCAGCGATCTCGGCAGCTACCTTTTCAGGAGTCCACTTGACACCTACATTTGGTTCACCTGTGCATCCGTACAGTTCTCTGAATCGGTACAGACATCCGCCTGGTGCTACTGCATACCATCCGACTGAGAACGGCCTTGCATAACCCCAGTCCATACCTCGGTATATAGGCCAGGAGTCAGGGATCTCAAACGGATTGACTACATGAGTCCAGAGTCTGTCATCATAATGCTCAGGATCGTTGCGCCACTCGTTGAAGGTCTGGCCCGAAAAGCTGTTCCAATCGCCCATGAGGAGCGCACGTTTCTCGGCTTCAGGGAGCATTCCAAGTGATGCAATGTAGCCTGGATCATTGGACAGAAGCTCCTTGTTATCGAAGACTGTGGCAGGAACAAATATCCTGTCTCGCTTGATGGTCATCTTCCTGCCCTGGTTATCCTCTACCTCTACGTCCTGAACGATGGGAGTCATAGGCGGAGCAGCAGTGATGAATCTGTCCTTTACCCAATTGTGGCCCTTGCCGCCTGGGTTCGTTGTGGCCCTTATGTAGCACCTTGTACCAGGACCATTAGGCCTGCACCTTGAATACAGATATGTGTACTCGTCATAGTCGAAGTGAGTCAGCTCATCAAATCCTATAAAGTCGAATGCCTTACCCTGATAATTGATGCGGTCCTGCTTGTGATTCATGGAGCCGAATATGATCTTTGCTCCACTTGGAAAGTTCCATGTATGCGTAGTGCTGTTGTACTTGGCACCAGGGATCGCTCTCGGATATATCAGCAGGCTCTTGTCGATAAGCTCAGTAAGCTGCGGATATGTCTTACGCAGGATAAGGCCCTTGTAATGTGGTATATGCACCTGGCGCAAAGCTTCGACAACAAGTGCATCACTCTTGCCGCCGCCTGCTGCACCGCCGTACAGACACTCAAACTCAGGACGTTGCATAAAGGCCACTTGCTTTGGCTGTGGTTTCCATATGACATTGCGCTCACTCATTTGGGATTACCTCTGGTATGAGCACCACACCATAATTAGAATCATCATCAGAGCCAATATTTTGGCTTCTGAGAGCATTTCGTTCACGTTCCAAAGCAATCCTTTCTTTCTCAAGTTCAAGCCTCTCACGCTCGATGGCAAGCCTCTCGGCAGCATCTGATCTCTTAATATCCAGGATGGATCTCTTTACATCCTCGACATCCTTGATGACTCGCATCATGTCTTTCATAGCTTTCGTATTGAGGATGTCCAGAGTAGCCTGTTCCTCGTTCAGATTCTGTGTGACGAGATGCTTGTTGAAGTATTCAGGATCATTGAATGCTTTGAGAATAGCCTTCTCGATGTAGTCAGATGCCTGGACAAGTCCTGCAAGCTCGTTAGCTTTTTTTGGTAGCAGCTTTTGTGCCGCCATCTGTCTCACTTTTTCCTGGTATTCTTTTTTGGTGGCGAACCAAGAATCAGCCGATGATTTCTGTTTGATTGTCGCAAGACGAATACCATACTTCTTGGCAATCTTTTCGAGACTCGAATCTGCATTTGTGATGTATTCATTCATTATCAGATTCCAGTTATATCTCTGGCCGCCATCCTTCTTGGATTTAGTAGCCATAATAAAAGTCTCCTTTCATGCACCCATACGATACACAAAAGGAGACTGCGTGTTCTCCCCTACACTCTATATTAGAATGGTATGACCAAAGATTTATAAAATCTTGTTGCGTCAGAGATTAAGTAGAATGCGTTTTTATAGATGTCATATTTTGTGCTGCCATTCCCCATCTCTATCTGCACCTGTCCAGTTGTCATGTTTGCAGGAATAACGTATATATCTTTCTTCTCATCATTCTCGCAGCATATATAAAAATCGCATGTTTGTTGTGGTTTTGCTATTCTATAAGCATGTATCTTGCTACCTCTTACAATAGACGCATTTGCTGCTTTCACATCGATCTTCACGCACCCATCTACCAGTAAATCATATGGATGCTTTGTCGATGTAAGCTCTACCTTATGTCCTTTTTCTGCGAGCATATTTGCAATCTGTTTCTCCCACTTTATGCCAACAGCGGTCTCACATTTCTTTTGCTCAAGGCCAAGCCTCTCCGCCCAATAAGAGAATCCACCATTTTTCTGTATAGCATTAGACAGGGCATGATTACCTGTCATATCAAGCACTTCCCTATTTGTTGGCATTCTGGGAGTATCAAACTGCTCGGCCAGTTTCATTATCTCTTTGCCTATTAGATCTTCGTTCCACTTCATTTGGTTGTGCTTTTTAATGGGAAGCATAACCCATCACCTAAAAGGGATGTCATCCTCTGCGCTGCTGAAAGTGTCCGGAAGGTCAGGCTCAGGCATTTCCATAAAGCTCTGTTTAGGCTTCTCAGTCATTCCATCGAACGTATAATCCATCGCTACCTTGATGATCTTTGTATGCTCCATGCCATCCTTCACCCAGCTCTTGAGAGCCTCAAAGCCATCCTTCACATAGACGATAGTCCTGTTTGGGATATCCGGAGATCCTCTGAATCTTACTTCCTGAAATTCGGATATCCAGGAGTCACCTTCCTTCTTGCTGACTCTGATCGCATACTGAGGCTTCTCAAACTTGTCTGACCTGTAGACCTTCTCGCCTCTATCGTCTGTGCTCCATCTTGTTCCCATTAATCTTCGCTCCTCACTTTCATAAATTTTCTGCCACTTAGCTTTCCGCTTCTGTTCTTCGACACGGAATCCATCACGGAATCTTGTCCGATGCCGTAGATCTCTCCAAGTTCTCTGGCTGTGTCGCATACGGCAAGCGGCAGCTCATATTCATCTGCTTCTACTGCGATCCATAAATACTTTTGTTTCATAGTTCTATAGTGCAAACATAGGGCGAAGCGTGGTTCGAAAAAGGTTTTGATAATACTTAGAAAAGGGATACGTTCCACCTCGCCCTATGCTGTGCCAATGTTATTTCCACGGACAATCCGGCTGTGGCTCGTCCGCTTCCTCAAAAGTCAAATTTGAGTTTTGAGTTTCCGTTTTAGTTTCCGTCTGCGGAGTATCCTTGTAATATATCTCGCCATCACATTTACTGCACTTGTACGAACTCCCATTTGCACAGTTCAGACACTTTGCCGTTAATCGTGTCTCGTCCTTTGGTTTATACTCGCACTCTTCCAAATGGCAATATCCAAACCACCATTTACAATCCTTGCAGTTGTTCGGTTTTTCCGAACTGTTCTCGGTCTTGCGGTCTGCCAATGCCTTATCAACAACAATGGTGTATATTGGGTCATTCAATGCCTCTGTCTGATACTCTTCTTTGACCATCGGATAGC